ATAGATCTCAGACATTGCCTTAAAGTATAATTATGCCTAGTATGACTAATAAATCCTAGTTATGGCAGAAGAAGTCAAAAAAAATCCACTCAAAAAACTCAAAGAAACAATTGAGGACAAAGAAGAACAATTAGCTTTTATCTCAGTTGTAGTAAGACTTGTTGTTGTTGCTTGGAGTGGGTTTATAGTTTCTCTGAACTACATTTCTATCCCAGGATATAGCAACGAACCAAAAGATATAACTTTTCCTGCCTCGCTATTAACTGGAGCGTTAGCCAGTTTCGGATTGGAAGGTGCTAAGAAAAGAGGTGACGGTACATATAAACCAGAAGATAAACCACTAAATAAAAAAGAAGTAGAAGCGTTACTAGCATCACAGTCAGGTGGTTATCAAACAGTTAGAATTGAAACACCAATAAAAATTATTGGTGCAGAAATAGTTGATCCCAAAAAATCAAAACAATGAAAAAACTACTTTCGTTATTATTGTTAGCAACAACACCAGCTTACGCTAATATCAAACAGGAATTTGTAACTTCTGCACAAATTTCCATTGATTCACCTTATGTAATTACAAATGCTGCACCATCCAGCTACAGCATAAGTGGAAACAATATTACAACATCTACAGGAACAGGAGATAATGTCGTTACTAATGGAATAGGTGGATTAAATCTTGGTAGTTTTGATAATAATGGTTTACCCAACGCAATTCATACAAATAAAACCGTAACAACGGCTGGATCTGCCTTCTCTCTCAGCGAAAGTTATCAAGCTGGAGATGGAACACAAACTGCAATCACTCCATCAAGCGGTATTGCGACTCTACCAGTTCTTGGTGGTACAACTACTGTTATTTCAGGAGGTACGGCAGGAAACTTAGCACTAACATCTGTTTCATCAGGAATACATACCTGTACAGCAGGAGGTAGTGGAACAAGTTGTATTGGCTCTACTACTGTCCGTATTACGATTGACTAGACTTTGGTTACTGGTTTTATTAATATGTCCTATAAGGACACTTGCTGTTCCTGTAGTTCCACAATTTCGTAGTGGTAGTTCAACAACTTCGAGTACCTCTGAATCAGTAATAAATGAAACTATTACAAGCCATCAGTATCGTACAGGATACTCCTATTCTGCATCAGGACATAATATCGAAAGTAATGACGTTAATGGATATATCAACCCAACAGCTACTACTCTTACAGAACAAACAGTTGGAGGGGTAAATTTTAGTTGGACAGCACCAAGCCTACAAGACGTTCCAAGATGGAAAATAACAACACCAGGATCAGCTTTTTCTCTTCAAGAAACTCTAATAACTCCAGGGTTAGACACAGTAACCACAATAACAAGAACAATAAATACAAGCACAACAGTAGAAACTACAACTACCTTTGGGCAGTAGCCTTACTGATGATCCCTGTAAAGCCAGTCATAGCCTCGACAACGGTGGCCAGTCCGTCTAGTAATGCCCAAGGGGTCGTTAACAACAATGCCACAATGATAACCCCATCATCAATGCCTTCTTTCCGTATGAGTCAGGGTATTGTCTGTTCTTCTCCTAGCCTTACAATCACTCCGTATGTAACTGATGCTCATTCTTTTTCTTTACCCAAAGAAACTGTTACTAGACAGAATATCTATAACGAAAATACTGGAGAAATATTATATGTACAAGAAACTCCCAGATTTGAAAAAGAGAACTTTAATTTAAATTATGGAATTAGTATGCAGCTAAATATTCCATTAGGAAAAGCACCAGCTTTATGCCACGAAGCAACTGAAGTAAATATTGATGCTCAAAAATTATTGATAAAGAAAACTAAGATGGAGATCAGTTTATATCGTTTAGAGATGTGCTCAAAGATGGCAAGAGAAGGTGTTTACTTCAAACCTAATACTCCTAGTGCTGTTACCTGTGAAGATATTGTTGTTAATATTCCACCAAATCAAGTTATCCCACATACTCATAAATTAAAGCAGTAGACAAGCACTGGTTGAAACTTGTCTACCTAGACGCCCTATCCATCGCCATGTCGAATAGGGTTCTTTTATTTTAGCTTATCTTTCTTCTTTGTAAGCCTCTTTACTATTTGTTTTACTAATGGTTTTACTGCGTTAAGAAGAAGTGGACTAC